TTATCATGGTCTGCAACACCAACAGAATTTTTTAAAAATGTATCAATAACTGCTGTACTCTCCGCAACCTCTGCGTCATACAGCTTTCTTAAAGCTACTAACCACATATTATAAATCTGATTTAGCTAATTTATCTTGAACCATTGCTTGATAAGCAGGGTCTTTTGAATACCTGTCATCACCCATAGCGGCAGTAACTTCAGCCCAAGACCTATAACCATCTTGTCCTGTGATTGTACCTTTACCTTCTACGAGACTTGGTTCATTACCATTTGCACTTTCAAATTTAGCTTTTAATCCTACGACTGCTAACTTTGCAGTTTCAACATCTTTAGAATTAACGGCTGTATTGTAAGCTGTCTTTTCTTGTTCGGACATATTGTCTGCCGCCCAATTAGACATCTCTGCATAAGCATCTGCACCACCTACCATATCTTTAATAGATGTTGCTTGTTGGTCAGCGATTGCTTTTTGACCTTCAATAAACTGGTTTACATAATCTTTAGGTATACCTGCTTTTTCTAATGCTTCGTATGATTTAGCATCTAGTTCACCTTTTTCTTTATACTCTGTTGCAAGGTTATCCATATTTAAACCTGCACTCTCAACTGCCTTTTCAGCAACCTCTAAATCATTTTTAGTTTCTGTTTTAGGAGCATCTTCTTTAGGTGCTTCTTCTTTGTTGTCACCAAGTTTCTTTTCTAACTCTGAATATGACTTTGCTAAATCTTCAACACTGTTGAATTTTTCAGGTAAGCCTTCAGGTTTACTTTGTGTAACATTATCTTCTACTGGTTTTTCGCTAGTAGTTTCTGCTTCTTTTATCTCTATTGTATCTACCATTTGTGTTTCCTTATTGTGGTTTAGTTAGATTGTTTGCGACTTGTGGGATAGCTTTCTCTGCCATCTGAACCATCTGTTGTTCTTGCATTTGTTCTTCTTGTGCCGCTTGTTCTTCTGCTAGTTGCTCTTGTGATTTTAATAGACCATCTGTATCAATCCCTAAACCAATAGCGATACGTTTGATTAAATCATCAGGGTTTAATGCCTGAACAACTTGCGGATTTATCTGTGCAAGATTTCCTATCTCTGCAACAAATTCTCTTAATTTTTGTAAATCATTACCTCTACCTAATGCTTCAATACCAGTAATAATAGTTGGTTGAACTGTACCTTTAGGTAGTTTTGGTATTTCATTTGCTTGTTCCATTCTCTTCATCAGTATTGAAACTAATGGTAGTTGGAACTCTTGTGATAGTAATGAATAAATACCACCCATAGCAGTCTCTAATTGTTCTGCCATGTATCTAATTTCTTGTGCAGTTACTCTTTCTGCATCTCTTTGTATTGCTGTGTGTAGTAAGAATGCGTAAGACATTCTTTCTTCTAGTTTAGCAATACTTCTTTCTACTACTTGTAAATCATATTGTTTCTGTGCTTGTAGTACAGACACATCATCAGCCGTACCAGTAATGATGTCACCATTTCTAGTCATAGCTAAATCTTTTTTTCTAGTAACAGAGTTAGGTCTAACCATGAATACTATTTTAGATGATGCCGCCGCACTCTCTACAAGTGCTTGTGATAATCCTTCTAATGATTTTAAGTCACCAATAAATTCTTCAACATATCCTCTGCCGTAATCTTCATTGTCAACTCTAACCATTCTTAATGCTTGGTAAGGCATTCTTTCTTTTTTAAATGTACCAACACTAGAAGGTATTTTAATTCCGTTTACTTCTTGGCAAACATAAAACTCATTGTCATTTAATTTGTAAATATGTGTATATAATTCTATGTCTTCATCAGACTTATAATCTGGGTCAGAAATAACTTGTTCTGATACTTCTTGACCTAAAGATAAAATACTAGCTTTTTCACAAACAACTATTTCTAATACATTACCTGACGCATCTCTTCTAACTACATATTGTGATAAAGGAAACACTCTCATGCTACCTTTTTTAGGTAAGTAAGTTAATACATTACCGCCTACAATCAGATGTTTTAATGCTTCAAATACTGAAACTCTTAATGCTAGTTGTTCAATTTTACCTGACACTTCTTTTTCTATTACAGACAAAGACTTCTCTATATCAGTCTTCATGTCTTTATTTTCTTCTAATTCTTTTTTAGCGTCACCTGTAATTGATAATCTAAAAAATGGGGAGTTAGGGGGAAGCAATAATAAAAGAAGTTTACTTGCTAGATTGTTGACACCTCTTGCACCAACTGATTGGAATGGATTGTATAAATCATCTGAAGATGTAAAACCTTCAGGTTTAATAAGTGATGGGATAGTTAATTCACTACACTCTTCTGCTCTATCTAAATAGTGTTCTCTGTCTTGTTGTAGTTTAAGATATCGTTCTTTAGCTGTATGAGCTTTCTGTAAACTACCTGCGTATTCCATCTAATTAGACTGTAGTATTAGTAGCTATGTTTAAACCTGAATCAGTATTTAAAGAAGAAGTACCTGACTTCTTAACTTTTTTCTTCTTGATGTTTAAGTCCTGTTCATTCGCTGTAACTAACTCTGGTGCTGTTTGTGGTTCTACAGTTTGTGAAACTGGAGCAGGAGCTTGTTTAGGCGGGTCAGGCATTTTTGGTTTCATGCACATATTATTTATCCCTCTCTTTAAGTGTGTTGATAAAATTAACTACGTCCCTTTGACCTGCTTTAAAATAAATAGTTTTAGTATCATCTTTTAAATCAGGTGATTTTTCAGGGTAAACTTTGTTTAACAACTCAATAAAGTCATTAACATTTTCAGGCAGAACTAAATCTTCCATTACGTTTTTCATCTAAAAGTGTAAGGTTAGTCCCAAAGATTACCTGTGACAGTACCTTTGTTATATTCTGTAGCTCTATTCTCAAAGAAATTAGCATGTTCTACGCCATTTAATACCCAATCTAACCACGCTAATGGGTTCTCTTTAACACCATAATTAGGTTTTAAAGATAACTGAAGTAGTCTTCTATCTGCTATGTATCTAATATACTCTTTAACTTCATCAGCTTTTAATCCTCTAATACCACCCATAGAAAATGCTAAATCAATAAACTTATCTTCAAGGTCAACCATGTCTCTAGCTGTTTGATAGATACTTGCTTTAAATTTTTCTGTCCAAATATTTGGGTTTTCTTTTATGATTTGATGAAACAATTTAATCATGCTTTCAACATGGTGTGTCTCATCTCTGATAGACCAAGTTACGATTTGGCACATACCCTTCATACGTCCATATCTTTGGAAGTTAAGAAGCATAACAAATGATGCAAACAACTGTAAGCCTTCACCAAATGCAGAGAAACAAGCTATCTCTCTAGCTAGTCCTTCAAGACCTTTACCTTTAGATGTAAATAAATACTCATGTTTATCAGACATCTCTTTGTATTCTTGGAATGCTTTGTATTCCTTATCAGGTAATCCAATAGTATCATTTAATAAAGAATAACTATGTGCATGGTTTGCTTCACTAGAAGCTATTGCAGATAACATCATTCTTATTTCAGGTGATTTAAACTGTGGGATATATTTATCTAAATAGGCTTGTGCTATATCAACATCTCCTTGTGTAAAGAATTTTAATATTTGTCCTATTAAATTTTTTTCTTCTGCACTTAATCTTTCATTCCAGTCTCTTACATCTTCATGCAATGGTACTTCACTTGGTAGCCAGTGCATCTTCTGTTGCATGTCGTATGATTGAAATGCCCATTCGTAATCAAATGGTTTGTAGTATGCTCTCTTTTTAAATAAACTCATCTTAATAACTCTACTCCCTCTATTATAATTATTATTAATAACTCCACTGCTAGGATTGTGTGATACACAGTCCATAACACTGATTGTTTTGGTTTTCTTTTACGTCTCTTCTTTCGTGGTTTATCAAAACCTTCAAAAATACTGTTATCTGTCATTGTTGTAACCTGCTCCCTTCTTTCTATCTCCATATAATTTTTGCCATGACCAAGATGTTAAAGCTGTTGAATAATGATAGATGATTTCTAATATGTATCTCTTCATTATTCACACGCTAAACAATCGGCTTCTGGTATGATTGTTCTTTCTACTTTTTTTGATACTAACTCTGCACGTTTGATTGCTTCACTTCTACAATAGTACAAAGTTTTTATTTTTCTTTTCCAAGCTAACATGTGTATGTCATGTAGCTCTTTAATGTTTACATCAGCAGGTACAAATACATTTACTGACTGACCTTGACACACATATTGTTGTCTGTCTGCCGCATGTTCTATTACCCATTGCTGATTAATTTCTATAGATGTTTTAAATGTATCTTTTTCATAATCAGATAGTTCATCTAAATGTAATACTGAACCTCTTTGTGCTACAATAGATTGCCACACTGCGTCAGTGTTCATGCCTTTTTTCTCTAGTAACTTTTCTAAATATTTATTCTTAACTAAAAAAGAACCTGACATTGTTTTCTGTACATAAGCGTTAGCTCTGTATGGTTCTATTGATGGTGATGTAGTACCACAAATAATAGATGATGATGCGTTAGGTGCTATGGCTAACAAGTGTGCATTACGCATACCTGTACCTTCCATATCAGGTGCTTCACCTCTTTTAATTGCTAGTCTTTGACTTTCTTCTACAGCTTCTTGTTTAATCTTTTTGAATATCTTTAAGTTCATAGCTTTAGCCAATGCACTTTCAAAAGGTATACCTTTAGATTGTAAGTATGCGTGGAAACCC